ACTGAATTAGCGTGGCAACCTTGAGTCCCTTTGTAAGTAGGTCTAGAGGAGTAACACATGGATTAGAAGGATTGGGAAACAACTTTACACCATCCTCGTCGTAAACCTCGCACTTCCAAACTCCCTCCCAAATCGGCAACTTTACCTTCAGTGTGGGCGCACGCGTCAAATCGGGTTCTCCGGTGGACTTGTCCTTGGGATACTTCAACATTGGCGAATATAGTGCGTCAACAACCTCCGCATTCTTATGCACCTTTCCAAACCAATCCTTTGAATTTGCGAGGGCGTCTGCCTTAATCTTGTTCTCAAAAGCAATCATATTCTGTAGAAATGTCTCGGCGTCCTCACTCGGATAGTCCTTGTTGGGAAACTGTAGAGACATCTCAAACTTTTGATTTCCCTCATAGTCACTTGCTCCCCATGTAGTCATAAGTGGAGTAGAAATGCGAATTCCAGTATTTGTCAACTTATTCAAAATACCAACACTCTTACCACCTGAACTATTCGCCTTGGGCGCCGAAAAGCGAATATTCTCAGCGTTAAATTGGGTTCCATCAATAATCGTGTCTGCCATGGTTCTTGTGTTTGTATGGTATGTATAGTAGGACTATCTTTAAATCAATTTTTTTTTAAAGTTAATTTGTCGCATGACACCATGAATGGTCTGACTTATAAAATATATAATTATGAAAAAGAACCCAAAAGAATAGTATATATATAATATATTAAGATATTTGTTTATAGAGTATAGAATGAACATAAAAAAAACTTTGACGAACGACGATGACTATATTACATTTATTACATCCAGATGCGCCGACGGATTTTCTCTCAAAAAAAAGGGGAAGTATAAGGACAAAGATAATGACTCGGAAAATTTTGTGATTCCCTCAACCCAAGACATTGATGTTCTGAGTGAAAACAAATTCAACCTACAACAATTGAAACAAATCGCCAAACATTATAAAATAAAAATTTCGGGAAATAAAAACGAGTTAATCAAACGCATATATGTTTATTTAAAATTATCAACCACCATCGTTCACATGCAAAAAATTTTCCGAGGATTTCTTCAGAGAAAATATAACAAAAGTCACGGTCCAGCGTTTTATAAGAGAGAACTTTGCACGAATGCTACGGATTTTTTCACAATGGAAGAATTGACGGCGCTGCCTTATTCGCAATTTTATAGTTATATGGATGTAGATGGGTTTATATATGGGTTCGACATTCTCTCTCTTTATAACTTGGTTTTGAAAAATGGGAAAGATGTTAAAAATCCGTATAATAGAAATGTTATACCACCCGCAGTTATTAAAAATGTTAGAGACCTTTTAAGGTTAAGTAAAACTCTAAAAATAAAAATAGATATTGAAATTGAAGATGTAAAGCAGGATATTTCTCTCAAAAAAAATATAGAACTTAGAACTCTTGATTTGTTTCAAACCATTGATGGTCTTGGTAATTATAGCGACCCTGCTTGGTTTTTATCTTTAACGAGGCATCAACTCATAAGATTTATGAGAGAACTTGTGGATATATGGAATTATCGATTGAATTTGACGGAAACAATGAAGTGTAGTATTTGTCCTCCGACAGGCGACCCGTTCCGTAATATATCCGCACTTATTTTGACCGAACAAAACATTGATGTAATGAGAAAACACGTGTTAACATCTTTAGAAAAGTTGGCTACATCTGGCATCAATCGAGAGTGGCAATCTTTAGGCGCTTTTTATATTTTAGGAGCACTCACTATTGTGAATGAAAACGCATCAACAGCGCTTCCTTGGTTATATCAATCGTTTTCGAATCACGGAAATTAAGATATTTTTACAATAAAAATCATATTAACAAACACAATCTAAATTTCATTTAGGAAATATAAATGAAATTGTAAAAATAGGGGGAACCCCTGGTTCCCCCTTGCCCCCTCCCGCCCTTCGGGGAATTTTAGTTCCTTACCTTTTCCATCATAAGATTTCTTGAATAAAAACTGTTATCATTTTCATGGGTTCCCGGTGGATAATGCTGTGTAAAAATTGAATATTGTGAATTAAGAGTTTAGAATAAATTTTGTCAGACCCCTCTTTTGAAAACTTTTAGGAACTTCTATACGTCATATGCTGCGGCGTTTTAGGATAAATATATTTATTGCGTTAAATCACTTAAAAAGTAATTGTTTAGGTATAGTATAATATGTCAAGCACTAACAAACCGACAAAGAAGAACGTTGAAGTAAATGGCGCCGAAGTTCCTTTGAAGAAGGAGAAGAAGGAACCTAAGGAGAAGAAGGAGACTGCTCCAAAGGAGCCCAAGGAAAAGAAGGAGGCTGCTCCTAAGAAGGAGAAGAAGGACAAGACCCCCGCAGTTGACGCAGCCCCCATTTCGACCGACGCTGCTCCTAAGAAGGAGAAGAAGACCAAGGTTCCCAAGAAGGACGCTGCTGAAGTAGTTGCTCCCTCTCAGGACGCCGCAGCCCCCGTTGTTGGTGAGGAGGTTGTTCCCCAGGAGTCTTCCGTCTTGGACGATTTTTCTGCTCTTTCCGCAAAGGTCGCACACCTTGGATCTCTTGTTTCGGCAATCAAGGGCGAGATTCGTTCTGTCGAAAAGAAGTTCACGAAGGAACTCAAGGTTGCCCAGAAGTCCAGTTCTCGTCGCAAGACCAAGTCTGGAACTACTCGCAATCCCAGTGGATTTGTAAAGCCAACCCTCATTAGTGACGAGTTGGCTTCTTTCTTGGGAAAGGAGCAGGGAACGGAGATGGCTAGAACCGCAGTCACACGCGAGATTAACCAGTACATCCGCTCTAACAATTTGCAAGATTCCGCAAATGGACGCGTTATCAACGCTGATGATAAACTTCGCTCTCTTCTTAAACTCGGAAACGAAGATAAACTTACTTACTTCAATCTTCAGAAGTTCATGAGTCCTCATTTCCAAAAGAGTTCTCCTGTTCAATCCTCTGTTTAAACCCGAAAATGAATTCATTGAATTCATTGAAGTTATAGAAATTTGCTAACGCGTAAAAATTTTAGCAACTTGGCGCAGAGGAAGCGCATAGGGCCCATAACCCTAGGGTCCAAGGATCGAAACCTTGAGTTGCTAATGCAGGGAACCAAGGGTTGGTTACACTACCCTTCGACTGCTACCGCAATCCTGATAATCTTAAGTCCTACTCTAAAAATTCTTATGATTCGTTAAAATCCCATTTTGGAAACAATTGAGTTTCAAACAAAAATCTCATTCGTCAAATGGCGAATAAAATTTTTTAAAGGTTTAAATTCAAAAACTTATATTTGCGACGTTACATATAGACCAACGACACCATATATCGTAACAATTATATAATATCCACATTGAAACAACTTAAACAGATGTCTTGATAATAGGATATAGTAAGATGGAGACCACCACACCACAAACCGAGACGAACAATGAATTCACTATGGAGACTCTGGAAATTAAGTTGGGCGAGTTGAATCGCCTTGTTTCCAGTATTCGCACCGAGACGCGCGCTCTTGAAAAGAGAATGAAGAAGGAACTTAAGACGGCGCAGAAGGAAGCCGGAAAGGGACGTAAGAATAAGAAGCGTTCTGGAAATAGCAACCCAAGTGGATTCACCAAGCCGGCACCCATTAGCGATGACCTCGCCACCTTTTTGGGAAAGGAAAAGGGCGTTGAAATGGCGCGAACAAGTGTGACCAAGGAAATTAACGCTTATGTTCGAACTCATAATCTTCAAGATAAGACCAATGGTCGAAAGATTAATCCCGACCAACCACTAAGAACTCTTCTTCAATTAAAGGACGATGATGAACTTACTTATTTCAATCTACAAAAGTTCATGAAACCTCATTACACAGTCTCTGCATCAGCAAAGTAAACACAAAAAAATAATAAACGCCATTTTAATTCGAAAATATAAAACCATCTTCTTCTAATATAGTTCGCATATTGTGTTTTAATATCATTCCATTTTGTATCTTCATTTTTTCAATTACTTTTGTATAACCTGTTTGATTCGTCAAGTCAAACATGTTATATATCTTTTTTAACAATTCATAATCTTGAATATAACTTGTTTGTTCTTGTAACCAGTCATAAAATTCACCGTCGTATTTAGACTTTTTATATTTTTTAAAATACTTAAGGGTTGTGTGCAAGTCTCTATCATTCTTATCACTGTGTTTTAAGTGTTCTTCAGGCGAATTCCACAATTCCTCATTTTGAACGTGGAAAGGTGTGTAATCTGTTCCAGACAAAACACATATTTCGCGAAATTCTTTCAATTTCAATCCAAGTTCTTCCAAAATATGCTTGGTATTATACAACACCATGGTATGATTCGTTAGACTTAAATAACGTAAAACTTTGGGACATCCATACACAAACAAGTCCATGTCTTCACTTAAACACGCCCACGCCCTTTTTTTGAGGACTAACATCGCGCAAAGTTCATCGGCTTCTCCAGATGCTTCATAATAAGTTGTTCCAAACGCATGAATTAGGTGTTTCACATTATTGATGTCTTGTGTTGTAACATATACAAATTGTTTTTTCAACATTGACATGTTAGTCATAATATCTTGTCGGTCACCATCTGACATGTCACCGGATTCTTCAAGCTGTTTACTCAACTGTTTAAATTTTCTCTTGGCGCACAACTTGTCTTCCTTCCTTTTATTCAGGGTTTCATTCTTTTCGGATGGTGGTTTTCCGTCAAAAATGAAAACGGGAATAATATTATAATAACGAAAGATAGACAACATGGAATACATGTTTTCTATCAATGCATCTTCTGCCAAAAACTTATACATATAAATACTTATATCAACCGCGACCGTTTTACCAGAAAGTTGGGATAAGTGAACACATTGCATGGAGCGTTCCGAAACGCAATTCTCCTTCAAAAAGTGATTTAGTAGTTTGATTCCCATTTGGTTTGTTGTTTGTTTTATATGCTTTTCAAATATAAAACAAATATGCGTTCAATTTTTTTATTAAGTTCTACGCGTTTATCCTCGTCTAGAGCGGTGGCGACGACTATGTCTTTTCGTTTTCTTGTGTCTTCTCGTTCGTCGTCTTCCTCCTGCGGTTACCGAAGCGACCGGGACCGATAGTCCTAACATAGAACAAGCGTTATGAATCATTCCCAATAATAGCGAACCTTCATTTGAACCCATACCGGCAATTCTATCTAACCCTACTCCAGTAGATAATGTTGTTATTGTTTTCCACATTAACTTCATAAACTCTGGATTTCCAGTTCTAACCGTGATAGTAATAGATTCCACCAAACCTTGCACCACGCTTTGAAGTTGTGTCGATGAAATACTTAGTAAAGTAGTAAGTTGAGAACTTGCTACACAATACGCTACGCCTGTTGCGCCTGCCGCGACAGCCATTGCGATTGCCAATATCATAATCACTCCTTTTGTTGTGCAAGGTGCACCTCCTCTGTATCTTTTTCGTTTTCCACCCAGCATGCGCCCACTTCGTAACATCATTCCCAAATTTTGCTTTACTTGTGAGACTTCTGACGGATTTACGCCATACTGATTCGCAAACGCGTCAATCGCATCTGACACAGGATCTGCTGAACAGTAAGACATTATATATTAAAGTAACATTTTATCAAAAATTTAAAATATATCAATTATGTTTTATATAAAATTTACAGTTCACATTTTCCAAATTTTTCAAAATCAACTTTTGAAAAAAATTGATTTTATTTCATTCGAATTTTGATTCTAAATAAATTCGTAACCATGAAAACACGTAGTCAAACTAAACAACACTCTAAACCGATAACACAGTCCAAGTATTTTGAAGATACATATGACTTTGATGAGGCGTCTTCTGCTTGGCGTGCCAATAAAAGGTCGAATGGAAATGGGTCGTTTCGTTATATTTGTGCGGGAAGTACTCGGACAGGAAGACCATGTCAACGAACAGCGCGATTTAATTCAGAGTTTTGCGTAACACATACAGTTGTGGAATCTGACGCTCCCTATAAAAATACACGTAGCAGTGTGAGTTTGCGTTCAAAATGGTAGAAGGAAACCTAGGTTAACCCATTTCACAACTTGTCATTCTCATATTCTTCAATAAAAATAACAATACTTTTTTGTTTTTTTGTTTAGTTCCATTACGCTGATGCAACTTTTTATATATTTTTTCGCCGCATTCTATTCCTCTGAAAAAGGACGCAGTCTTATAATTTTTTTTAATGAACTCGCATAGTTTCATTAGATTAGGCGCCGTTTTTTTGAATTGTAATATTGCCAGGTTGTTTGAATTACACCAAGAGAGAAAACTAGGATAGTTATTCAACAAGATAGTCGTCAATATATAATATGCCAATACATTGGATTTTTCTTTATAAAGTGCGTTACGCGCCATTGCCGATACGTTTGAATGCGAATACAAGTCTTGATAAGTTAGACCCATAAAATGAAGTGTTTTTACCATTTGAAAAAAACGATAGGAACGGTCAATGTTCATAAAATATTCACATAATTGTAAAAACAATCGCAAATCATTCTTATCATCCATTAAATAAAAACTACAAAACATGCAATTCATCATTTCGGCCCAGAATTCAGTATACGCTTCAAATAAATTCACATCAGATTTTACAGGAAAAATAGACCGAATACACTTATTCACCTCGTCCGTGTTCATATCCGAAAAATCCAGAGCAAAATTATGAAATGTCTCGTGCATAAAAACCTTGAACCACTCTTCTTTGCGATATACAATAATTTCGCTGTTTCCATCATGCGGACAAGTATATGTAAACGCAGTATTTACATGTGAATACCCTAATATTTCAATATTGGTTGGAGGTAGATTTTTCTTCAACGTTGTAAAATACAAAAACGCAGTTAATCTTTTAGAACAGCGTTTTGATGAATATTCATTAATAATATATAACCAAACCAAAATTTTATCTACATAATCATTGTATGTTTCTATTTGTGTTTCTGGAGAGAAATCCTCCACAATAAAATTCAAGACTATCTCTCGTTCAAAGAGAGAAAAAGTATATGAAATATGGTAAGAACTCGCATTTTGAATATGTTGCATTATTTCAGCGGGAAATGCGTCATTACGAAATGTTGTTGGTTTGGGTAAGTCGGTTAATGTATGTATTGGTTTCATCTTCAGTTTATAAAAGGAACCACCACTGCGTTTTTTTGTTTCGATATAAGTATACGCTTGCATAATCTCCCCGTAAAATTTAGTTAAAATTCCATTGGTGGTTTGTTTGTGTTTTATACTTTCAACACAGTTGTTTTCTAATAAAAATTTCATTAATACTTCGCTTTCTTTTGTTAAATCCATAACTTAATATATACATTGTTATGTGTTTATATTTTTATAGCGCATCAATTAAATCAAAGTTAGAACAGCAATGTCCACCGGTATCCCAAAATGGGATTTTTAGAGAATCATAAGAATTTTTAGATTAAAGTTTAAAATATCATTACGATTTTTTGAGTGAGACTTAAAAATTATATAAATGCTCGGTTATCAGGAGGGGTCGCAGGGGTTGCTACGCAGCCCTAGGTTCCCTGCTAGAATGAATTTGAGTCGCGGCGAATTTCATTACGTACAATCATCAACGTTTCCATTATTTCCGGTGGTTTTGACTTTACATGATGTTGTAACTTGGCGCGCTTCGTTGCCAATAAAAGTTTTTTAAGTTCAGGGTTTTCACCAAATTTGGCGCGATACGCATTCTTCAAATTTCGTTCTTCTTGTTTTTCGTCATAACCTTCGTCGATTTTCACTTCACGAGGTCGTATCAATTCGTCTTTGTATTTGCCACTTTGTTTCCCTTTGAATGTACCTGCTGATTTTGCCATTTCAGGATTTTTCGATAAATCCGTTCCAGACTCGAGAGAAAAAGACAAATAAAACTCAGGGTTATCTTTTTTGAATTTTGACGCCTGAATAAAATGTTCTATGGTTTGCCAACGATGACCATCTAGTGTAAATGGCGACTCCCAAGTATTATCTAATTTTTTTCTCCAATCGGGTATAGAATTCAATTCAGCGTATTCTTTGATTTGTTCTCTCGCTATTTTTTCCTGGGACCCCGTTCCTGGTAATTTTTTTCCATTCGAGTCATGATAAAAGGTAAATACGACGTCGTCGTCATATACACCTTGTAACTTGGCATCGGATATGTCATCAAATCGAGGACTACCCTCAACTAATGTACCATGACTATTTGGTTTGATTTCCTTTTTGAACTCTACAAATTCGGGGATGAGAGAAAAGAGACCCGCGTTTTGTTCCATACATTTATCTACCACCTTTTTACGCAAGTCAAACGGCAACTCAGTAAATTTAAATATTTGTTTATTTTTATAACCAATCAACTTATAGTGTTCTTCTAAATGGTCGACAATAATATAAAATTCGGGTTCAAACTTACCTCTTTCTTGGAAATAGGTATCATTCATTTGTCCGCATAATAAAACATTGGAATAATCTTTCGCGTTATAATTTTCGCTTGAAAGAATAATAAATTTTATATTGAATATGCGTTCCATGGTTGAAATAGACCATGTTTCTCCCCAAAATGCACTTGTTTTTATAAAATCCTGAAATTTTTTCAATGTTTGTATGTTTTTCATGAAAGCGAAGTCTCTCAGATTCGCCATGCTCGCCTTTTTTTCTTCCATTGCCATTTCTCTCTTTTTAATGACACGCTTGGCTTCCTCGCTTATGCGTTTTTTTTCATCTCGGTCAAGTTCATTTTTGAATCGTTCCTTTAATAATAGATGTTCAGCCTCATACGTCTTTATTTCATTTGCACTGTGTTCAATGGAGTCTTTAATTAAATCATAATTTTCTTTATAACCATAAAACAATTTTTCATCTGCTTCATCTGCCAGTCGATTTCGAATTTTTTGAATAGATGTTTGTTGACCGATTTGAGAGAAAGCGTCCCTTACTGTGGCAAATAAACAGTCGCCACCACCTTCATTATCAACGAGGTAATAGTTTTTATTTTGCATATAATTTTGAACCCAGTTTTCACCCTTTCCCGATTTCACCGTTGCGTTGAACTTATCACGAAGACTTTCCGCGTCCTTGGCAGTTTCTTCGGACAATAAGGGTTGTACTGTTGCATTTTTTGTCAATACAAAAACGTTTCGGCGATTTTCTGGTATTTCTACAACGTGTTCTTTTTTTGTGGTGACGACATCGTCATCAGACTCTTTCGTATCCTCGTCTTCAGGTTCCTCTTCATCTGACGACTCACTGTCGACCTCTTCTTTTTCTTTTTCAGGAACCATTCTTTTTTCAAGTAACATGGTTTTTGTCACGAACTTGTAAACTAATGGGTCATCCATTTTTTCCAAATCCAAACTTCCTTCATCATCTAAAAAATGTGAGAGATCGGTGGAATGTATTTCATACACACCTATTTGCATAATTTTATTGTTTGATTTTACTAAATATAGTGGAAAGTATGTAACGTTTTCATCTTCAAACGTATTTACAGCGTTGCCCACTGCTACAATAACATCTATTCCTAGGATTTCAAGTTGATACAAATTGACTTCCATCTTTAAGTCGTTTTTATTAACACTTTTGAGTTCAGTGTAACTAATATTCTTATTCAGTTTGGATAAAACCATTCTATATACTATATAAAGATTGACAAAAGTTTTTACATGATGGAACCGATAACCCCTCCCAAAAACCTTCAATTTATTCGGTATATAAATTACAAACAATCACTGCTAAAAAATATAAAAATATATCATTGTATGATATTAACAATATGGATTATTTGTTAATATCAGACATTATGTGGTATTTTGGTCATGTGTTAACAGGTATTTCTATTTTATTTACTCCTACAAATTATTATCTAGCAGTTTCTATG